AAAAAATATCTGAGTCGCTCCGTGGACGTTCAAGAGTAAATCCACAAAACAAGAATCTTGATAAAATCCGCAAAACCGCTAACACTCACACAGGGATGAAGCGATCAGAGCATGCAAGAAAAAAAATGTCTGATGCAGCGCTTAATGCTTCACACGAAGTAAAAAGATTGCGTAGCGGGATAGGATGCATTTATATACACAATCCAATAACTAAAGAAATAAAACGGATTAACTCAAGTACAAGCATACCATTCGGCTGGTTTCGCGGTACAGGTATAAGAGCAACAAAGAAATAAAATGGCTGATATTACAAATCATAAAATTTTTAAAAATACTAACTTTGAAGTACTAACTGATGAGGGGTTTAAAGATTTTAAGGGTGTTATTGTAGGTACAAATAACAATAAAATTAAATTTACTTTATCGAATGGTAAAGAATTAGTATGTACCTCTAAACATAAAATTATAAAAAGCAATACGTATGAGTGGGTATACGCAAAAGATATAAAAAAAGGTGATGTTTTGTTTTCAGGTATTAAAGTTAATACCGTAGATGCATATACAAATAATGAACCTGTTTATGAACTGCTAGAGGTCAAGGATAATCATAGATATTTTGCTAACGGTATATTAAGTCATCAATGCCTTATTCTTGATGAGTTGGCATTCATTGATAATCATATGGTAGAATCCTTTTGGGAATCTGTATATCCTATTATCTCTTCATCTAAAAAATCAAAAATATTTGTAGCAAGTACACCTAATGGTACAAATAACCTATTCTTTGATCTCTATCAGGGTGCTATTGAGACAGATCCTGAAAAGCATAATAGATGGCACCCTGAGCGTGTTGATTGGTGGGAGGTACCGGGTAGAGATGAAAAGTGGAAGAGTGATACTATTAAGCAATTAGGTAGTAGAGATTCTTTCGATCAAGAGTATGGTAATGTATTTGTTCAATCAGGTGAGAGTGCTATTAATGAAGAGTTCTTTGATAAATTAAAAGCTGAATGTAGTGAACCTGTGTTTGTATTTGATGAGGGACATTATCTATTATGGAAAGAACCACAAAAAGATAGGTTATATGTAGCAGGAGTCGATGTTTCAGAGGGAGTCGGTGAGGCAGCAAGCGTAATACAAGTTATGGATATTACCGATTTACGTAATATAGAACAAGTGGCTGTTTATCATAATCGTAACATTAGTCCATATAATTTTACTACTAAATTAAATGAGATTTTAGAACATTGGGGTAGTCCACCTGCGTTAGTAGAGAGAAATAACTGTGGAGCTCAAGTTGTTGATCAATTAAAAAACTCTATAGGTTACGAAAATTTGGTATCTTATGGTGCCAAGGCAGGAGATAAAACTTTTGATAAAGTTGGTGTCGTAGCACATACTAACACAAAGTACAAAGGCGTAACTAATATGCGGTATTGGGTTAACGATTTAAATGTTGTACGTATAAGAGATCTTAAGACTCTTAATGAATTACGTAATTTTGTACGTTATCCAAATGGCACCTGGGCAGCTAAGCCTGGTTCTGATAACTGGGATGATAGAGTAATGAGTTTAATTTGGACTCTTATTATTTTAGAAAATGAAATAACAGAAAAATATTTTGAAATATTAGAGTTAGATGATAATAAGAGACCACTTAGTATCAAATCTCTTGATTACGGTATTAAATATTATGTAAATCCAGCTTCTGTCTATAACAACGAAAAAAATCCTGAAGAGTTATCAGCACCCATGCCTATAATTTTTAGTGATTCAAAAGAAAATGATATAACAGGTATTGAAGAGTTAGAATCACAAGGTTGGAAATTAATATAAACAAAATGTCAAACGCAGTTACATATACACAAAGCCCTTTTAATAAGTCACGTAAGGACAAATTTTTACTTGTTCTTAACATACCTGCTGCTTTAAGAAATATTGCATCAAAATTTGAAAGAAGTGAAAACACAATTATACCTGATTCACTACAATTTTCAGTATATGGGTCTGTGGTACCTGATATAAAGGTACCAAGTGCTAGTGTACGTTATGCAGGACAGACACTAGCTCAATCAAGTCACTCACGTGAACCCTTTCCGCCACTTACTGTAAATTTTACAATTGATAATCGTTTCAATAACTACTGGGTCATATACAAATGGTTAAATATGCTCAACAATGATGCTAAGAGCGGATATGATCAAGAACAGCTAACTGCACCTACAGCTAGTATAACAAACCCCGGTTCCAATACTCCTAACTATCAATATAGAGCCACAATATCGATTTTTGCTCTTGATGAATATAACAAGAGAATCGTAGAATTTGTCTATAAGGACGCATTCCCTACTAATTTAGGTGGTATATCTTACTCATATCGTGATGGTGCGGAAGTTGAGACAGATTTCACTTTTGAGTACTCTCAGCTTATTATTACGCCTGTTACGGATATAGAAAGTTTATAAATATATAAAAAATTAATTTCTAAAAGCCATAAATAATCTATATGGCAAGAACAATACAAAGTCCCGGTGTACAGATTAGCGAAGTTGATTTATCGTTAAGAGCACCAGGCGTACCACCAACAACTGTCTTTATTCCAGGGTTTGCAGCTAAGGGACCCTCTTCAGAACCTATTACAATAAGCTCACTTTCTGAATTTGAGCAAATCTTTGGTACACCTAGTAATGCTGCTGAGCGTTATTTCTACCAATCAACAAAAGCTGTGTTTCAATCACCTGCAAATGTTGTTGTTTATCGTCTTCCATACGGTGTTGGTCAAGGTCTTGATACAAGTAGTCAGTATAGTGCACTTGTATATCCCGTAGTATCTTATGTAAATAGTGCATCTTCAACGAATTTAGCATTTACATCAGGTTCGTATTTCTTTGGTAAGCCTACACATATCAAATTAACTGAAACACAGTACCTCGGCATTCTTCGTGGGACTGCATTTACATGGTCTGCTTCGGCAGCAGCTGCTGGTGTAACAACACCTGTAACAAACTTCAATAGTCTTGCAAGTCTCGGTAACGCCGGTCTCATTGTTCTTAATAAATCACAAGCTGCTATTAATAATAGATTTGAAGGCACATATGTTGGTCTTGTTGATAATACAAACTTAAACCCCGCAACACCGTTTGATGATTTCGGTAGTGTTCTAACTGTCACAAGTACAGTTACAGCTATTGGTGGTATTGGTGCAAGTGCTCAATATACAACTGTTCCATCAACACGTCTTAACTTCCCGCTCTCAGCTACCTCAAACGGACTTAATGGTAGTATCTCAGAAGTAGTAGAATTATTAGCAGATGGTGTTATTGCAACACCTCAATATAACGATACAATTACATTAGGTGTATTTAAGCTTCGTCAATCAGTATTCTCACCCGATACAATTGCCCTCGATTATGTTCTTCAAGAAGGATATGTTGCCTCACTTGATGCTTTCCGTCAAAGTCAAAACGTTAACGGTGGTCCTGCACAAAGCTTCTTCATTGAAAATGTAGATAACAGTTCAAAAAATGTACAGACACTTGTTAATCCTTATATCTCACAAAAGAATACAACAGGATGGCTCGATACAGCAGGTAACCCTCAAAAGTCTGTAAGATTCCTTAGTGCACCAAGACAGTATCCTCTTCCAAATGTTGATACATCCGACGCGCTTTTTACAACCCGTGTAGGTTGTCCTTCAGCCCAGTATGCAAGCTTCCTTACCGCTCTCGGTCAGACAAGCGACATTGTTGCTCTCGGTGATTTCCTCGTACAGGATCTCACAATTAAGACAATTGGTGATGTTCCATCTAAGCTCACAACAATGTTTAGTTATATTGAAAATGCTGAGGTATATCCACTTTCAATTACTTGTGAAGCCGGTTTAGGTACAATTTACGCTAACTCACTCAACCCATCAACATCTGGTTATTTTGATGATACAGTTCCCTATACAGCAGTAAATGGCTTGACAGCTCAAAGCTTTACATCACAGCCGCAGGTTGCTCAGGATTATAATAGTGTAGCTCAAGGCTTTATTAACTTTGCTGCTAATGTTCGTAAGGATCACCTCTTCATTGCCGATCCTCTCACAAACATCTTTGTTGTAGGTCAGAACGTCAAGACACTTGATGATCCGAATAATAATTTTGCTAGTAACATCTACTGGCCTCTACGCAATCAGTTCTCTACATTCAACAATAGCTATACAACAACATACGCTAACGTTGTAAAGGTACATGATGATGCTTCAGCTCAAGATGTATGGGTACCGTTCTCCGGCTTTGCTGCTGGAATAATGGCTAATACAGATTCTAACTTCCAGCCCTGGTCAGCTCCTGCAGGCTTTACAAGAGGTCAAGTTACAGGTGTTCTTGATCTCGGATTCTATCCAAAGCAAAAGGAACGCGATCAACTCTATAAGATCTCACTCAACCCTGTAGTGTTCTTCCCGAACGAGGGTTTTGTGGTATATGGTCAAAAGACATCTCAGAAGAAGCCATCAGCATTTGACCGTATTAACGTACGTAGATTGTTCCTCACTCTTGAGAATCAAACAAATACACTTGCAAGATACTTTGTATTTGAACCTAATACGCTCTTTACAAGAACAAATCTTAAAAATGTGCTTACACCTATTTTTGATAATGCAAAGAATACACAAGGATTGTATGACTACCTTCTCATTTGTGATGAACGTAATAATACACCTACTGTTATTGATGACAATTCACTCGTTGTTGATATCTATATTAAGCCAGTAAGAACAGCAGAATACATTCTTGTTAACTTCTACGCAACAAGAACAAGTACAAACTTCTCTGAAATCGTAGCTTAATAAAACCTTATAATAACGACTAAATAATTACATAATATGGCCGATACAAATCAAACAATCACTGACTTCTACAGAGTAGCTACTAATCGTGAGTTCGCTCGTGATTTTAACTTCCGTGTTTTGTCAATTAATACTGGTGGTGCTACAAACGCAGCTGGTCAAGTCATTACCTTTACAGAAGACGATCTCGTTTATGCAAAGACAGCAGCTTTACCAGCACGTGAAATTACTAACGTTCCTGTACCATACATGGGCCTTAATTTCAATCTTCCTGGTAATGCAGTATATCCTGATGCTACTGGTTATTCAATGACATTCTATGCTGATGCTAAGTCACAGCTTCGTCAGAAATTTGAAGACTGGTCACGTTATACATTTGATGATGCTTCAAGTACAGGTGATTACCTTACACCAAAAGCAACATCAGTTATTAACCTCCTTCAGCTTGACAATCAACTTAATACAGTTGCTCAGTATAGCTTAGTCGGTGCATCACCTCGTAGTGTTGGAGCTCTTGCTTATAACATCGCTGGTGGAACAGGTACAACAATTGATTTTACTGTTACGCTTGCTTATCACTATTTTACAAGATCCTAATCAACGATTAATCTTGCTTAAATAATTGAGTGAACGACCCGTTTAGCAGCGCACTTAATAGCTTAGGACAAAATATTGCAGGAGTTGCAACAGGCGCTAATCCCTTAATTGCACCTCAATTAGGTCAATTATTAGGAGTTAATATTCCAGGTGTACCTATTGTTAGTACGCGTGATTTTTTCCTTCAACAAATGGCTTCGTGGTTTACTGCGTATCCAATGTCTACGCAGTGGATGGTTATTATAGATACGTTTCCAGCCGGTCTAACAACATCAATAATTCAAGGTCTTGAACGTGTCGATGGATCAAAGAATGGTTTTGATATTGACGCAGCTAAAACAATACTCACTAATTACGGTGCACAAAAAATAGTTGGTTGTTTGTTTGCTCACGCTGTAACTATTCCAAGTGAAAGCTTTGCAGTTGATAGGGTGACAGTTGAAAATAATCGTGGTTTCCTGCCAGGTGTTATTGCAAGTGGAAGACGCTCAGAAGCACCTGATCTTAATATTGAGTTCAAGGAAACCAATACTTCATTTATTGATTTCGTTATTAGACCGTGGGTAATTCTTGCCTCACACTTTGGAATGGTTGCAAGAAATCCAAGTATAGAAACTGAAATTGTAAAAAATATGAAGGTTAATATGCATGTTATGCAGCTAACACGTACACGCGCTGGTGTATCAATGATACCACGTAAGGTATGGAATTTTTATAACTGTGTACCTTATAATGTGTCAGAACAAACGTTTGACTATACAGATGAAAAGCTTGTTACTCACAGAACACTCTGGACTTATTCAAACTACACAGTTGAGAATAATTTATATCTACCAATTGTTGATCTTATTAATAGTTTTGCAAAAGGCACACTCGGCGCTTCACCTATTATTAATCCGAATCTAACTAAAGGTTTTATTCCAGGTTAACCTAGTATATTTTTATACTCATTATAATTATTATAATGACAGGGTTTGTTTATACAGTTTATTTGCCAGGTATAAAGCAGACTGTTAGTTTAACAGAGCTTAATTTTTCTGATTATAAGCATCTTGTTAAAACTTTAACTAATAATAACGATGAGCATATTAATAGTGCATTTAATGATATTATTAACAAGTGTTGTCTACAAGATGTTAGTATGTGTACAGCCTTAGATAAGACACTTATCTTATTAACAATACGTAATGTATGTATATCTCCTATTTTAGATCTTGTTGTTACATGCTCTGAAACACAAAAACAGTTTAATTGTAATGCTGAGTTTTCAAGCTTAATAGAAAAAATACAAAATTTTAATATTAATGTTAGCAAGGAAATAACATACGGTAAAGATATATCTGTTTTATTTAACATACCAAAAGATCTATATATATC